TAGCAGTTGCGACTTTTACTCTTGCAGTAAACCGTACATTCAAGAGTCAAAATGGCGAACGCGAGGCTGACTTTATCAACTGCGTTATGTGGCGCCAACAAGCCGAAAATCTTGCAAACTGGGCTAAAAAAGGCTCACTTATCGGGGTGACAGGCCGTATTCAGACTCGTAGTTACGATAACCAGCAAGGACAACGTGTCTACGTGACAGAAGTCGTGGCTGAGAATTTCCAAATGTTGGAAAGTCGTAATCAACAAAGTTCGAATGATACATTTGGGAATGACAACCCGATGGATATTCAAGACGACGATTTACCATTCTAAGGAGTTACTAAATGGGAATGAAAGAACATGCCTTGGCTTATCAAAAAAAAGGATTTTCGGTTATTCCTATTAGTCCTTCAAATAAGCAACCGATGATCAAATTTGCTGATAAACCAGCTATGACTGCGCAAGAAATTGAGGATTTTTGGAGTCAGTATCCGGATAGCAACATTGCTGTCCGGACTGACAAATTCTTCGTAATCGATATTGACTTACACGGTAAGCATAACGGATACGAGAGCTTGGCAAATTGGGAGCATCTGAATTTGATAACTCCAACGCTGCAGGCAAGAACTGCAAGTGGTGGAAAACATATCTTTTACTTTAAGCATCCAGACGTGACCATGACTCAAATGATAGGCTTTCTACCTGGCGTCGACATCAAGGCGCATCCAAATAACTATGTTTTAGTTGCTCCATCTAAGACCCCAAAAGGAGAATATGCCTGGGACTTAGAAAAATCTAAAGAGGGTGGCACTATGGTCACTGCTAGTCGATCTCTTGTTATGGCCATTAAGAAGGAATACAACAAAAAGAACTCTGGTAGCGATCTGGATAATATCTACTATCAAATCAGCAAAGGTGCTGGCAAACGAAACAGAACAACCGAATTATTTGAAATGGTTGTCCTAGGCTTCGGCGATGAAGGCAGCAGAAATGATACACTTGCAAAATTTGTAGGCGGACTCTTGAGCAGGTCAGTAGAACCGAACTGTATACTGCAACTAGCAGAAACAGCCAATAACAATTCAGTAGAACCTCTTAGTCACAAAGAATTAAGTAGGACTGTCGAATCCATGATCAAGAAACATATGAGGGGGGGGGGGGGCCATAATAGGTGATGTTACGAATATTTCAATTAAGCAATTTTCACGCAGAAAGAAAAAAATCTTAAATGAAGAAGGCGAACAGATTGAAATTGAATCTATTGTGGCTGACAGTCCTAGAAATGTACTACTTGCCATGAAAAGTGACAGTAAGCTCAATGATTTTCTCCGGCACAATGAGTTTACTGGAGAACATGAAATTGTGGAGGATGTCAAACTGGATGCTATCCAGTTGAGAAAGGGGCAGCTACCTTCTGCCTTCGAATCCTATTTGAGCGTTTACTTAGAAAATCACTTCAAGACAGTTTTCAAGGCTGGAGCATTAAGGGATGGCATCGAAGCATTTTTTGCAGAAAAAACCTACAATCCGGTTAAAGAATATATGGAAAATGCTTATGAGTCATGGGATCATAAAGAACGACTTGCCCAGGTATTTCAAACTTGGTTAGGTGCCGAGGACAGTATTTTCGTTCAAAAAATAGCCGTCATGTTCTTTGTTGGGGCCGTCTCCAAGGTTTTTAATCCATGGGTTAAATTTGACTACACGCTCGATTTGGTCGGTGGCCAAGGTGCTGGTAAGACCACTTTCTTGCAAAAGATAGCTGTTGATTGGTACACGGATTCGGCTAAAGATTTTATGGACAAGGACAACTATGAGATTATGCTGAAATCACTGATTGTCAACGACGATGAGATGGTTGCTTCCAGGAAGACCACTTTTGATGAGTTAAAAGCTTTCGTGACTAAAACAGAACTTTCTTTCCGTAGATCCTACGGTCGAAGGGCCGAAAAATTCCCTAAAAACTTTGTGATCGCAAGGACCAGCAATAAAATTGAGTACCTGGGAGACAAGACTGGCGAGCGGCGCTTTCTGCCTGTGCTGGTGGATGCAGGCCAGCAGTTTGTCAAGCCATTTGATATGACCGATCATGATGTGCTCCAGCTTTGGGGTGAAGCAGTCGCTATTTACAAAAAAGGATTTATCCTTACCTTTGATGATGAGTTCGAAAATGAGCTTGCGGTCTATAAGGAGCGCTTCACTTATAAAGATGAAGCCGAATCGCAAGTATACGACTATCTTGAAATGTTGGTTCCAGAAGAATGGGAAGATTTCTCAGTCACTCAGCAACATCAATATACCTGGTGCTACTTCAATGATGGTAGCTATCGCAATGAGTCCGGTCTGCTATATGAAGGTGTGAAGCTTCAATCGAGTGTGTCTGCCAAACAGATATTAAAGAATGTCTTTGATATCGATAGCGCGAGAGGTGAAAAGATTGCTAGGAAGATCAAGTTGATTATGGACAATAATCAGGATTGGGAATACAAAATAAAGAAGGTTAAAGGGAAGACACTACGTGCATATTTTAGAAAAAATATACAAACAGAAGTGATGTAACCTTAGTGAAAATGATGTAACCTTTTAGGCAAAAAACGGTCAAAAATCGTGTTTCGGTTACATCAGGTTACATCATTGATGTAACCGCAGGAAAAGTCAGTTATATCAACGGTTTGAGTGCTGTTTTTGATAAAATTTTTAAAAAAGTGATGTAACCCTCCTAAACCCTTGATACTACTGATGTTTTAGGGTGTCTATTAGTAAGGTTACATCATTTATATAAAATATTTAATAAGTAAAAATAGCAAGTGCTATAAACGTTGATATAACAGCATTCTTGTTTTTTATAAAATATGTTTTGCGAAAAGTGATGTAACCTGTAACCTTGTAAAAAGTATTCACAAAATAAGCATATTTTTTAATAAATAAAGGAGAAGAAATGTCATACACAGTAACACTATATTTTGACAATATGGTAGATGAAACTCACTTCTTTAAGAAAGTGGGTGATGCTGCCAAATGTAAGGCTCAACTTGAGAGCAAGTATCGAGGGAATCGAATGTATAAGGTGAAACTTGAGGAGGTGGAAGAATGATTATTAAGAATTATAAATATGATTTTTCGAGTGGCAGAATACGCTACACAATTGATGTAGATGGCTATGAAACAGCTATGGAACATACAAAGACAGAATACGGAAGTGTCCAAAGAAATGATATTGATGATTTCTTGGTTTCAGTCGAGAATTACGACTTTCAAGAAGCTGAAGCGGTTGAAGAATTTGTTGATTTTCAAAGCTGTCTGCTTATGTATGGGATTGATTTTGAATTGAGAAATGAGGTGGAGTGATGGAAAAATTTACAGTTACTTTAACCGATGATCTTTTTGCACACCTTGAAGCATTAAAACTATACTATGGATATTCAACTAGATCTGAAATTGTTGAGAAAGCACTAGATGAATTAATTAACAAATTGGCTGGTGATGATGTTTTTTTGTATTACCTAAGTGAAGCAAGATATAAATTGAAAGTTGAGGAGGTGGAATAAATGGAAAATGTGATAATTTCAGTAGTATTTATCGAATCAATAGTAATTATCGTTATGATGATGTACATCAATTATTTGCAGAAATTGATTAAAGATCGCGAGCGAATTGAACTCGTTGTACGAGAAGTAGATATGGTATTAAAAAAACGAATCAAAGACCTGCTTAAGATGAAAGTTGAGGAGGTAGAGACATGAAACGTTTTATCGCAATCTGGATTTTATTGTCTGCTGGATTAAATATTTGGCAGAGTATCCACATTAAAAAACTAGAAGCAAAGCGTCCGATTGTCGTTTATAAAGCTGACAATCAAGGAGCAGAAATCAAAGGCAGGGTCTTACAAAAGGAGAAGATTGGCGACATGTACACTATCACAGTACAAAATTACGGAGTGTTCGTAGTTACTAAAACAAACTATGAATCTCTAAAAATAGGAGATGAGGTAAGATTGTAATGACAAAGTACAAGAAACCAACTTACATCATCATTCAGGAAGCAATGGCAGAGCGCATTAGATTTCTGGAAGATGAACTGTATGAAAGGGCCTATAAGGATATTGAGAAACTAGAAGTTCAAAATGATTTCTTAAAAGGTCTTTGTAACAATCAACTTGAAATCATCATGGATTACGAATGGAAGCATATGCAAGAGCAGGCTGAGTTCATAAAGGCTAATACTAGGAAATGGAGAGCAAGATGAAGCTAAGATTGAAAGAACTTAGAGAGGACCTATGTATCTCTGTCAAAGATATGGCCAGAGATACAGGTGTCTCCCAAAACACAATTCATTTGTACGAGCGAGGTGGATATCCGTCGATTAAGCAAATCGAAATGATTGCTAAAACATATGACGTGAATCCTGCTTGGTTAGTTGGATGGATAGATGATGAAATGATGCCTGGAGTCCAGGTTATTGAAAAAGTGGTCTATAAAGAAAGTCCAACAGCAAGATTGCCAGATTATTTCAACAACAATAACGATGGTAAGCTTATCAAGTGGGTCAAAACTAAAAGATATATGGGAGGTAAGGTTTGGGCAAAAAGAATTTAACAAAATCACGGAGAGATTATCTTGAGTTTGAACTCGATGATAAATACCTGAAGATTGATAAACTTATTGGTCAGCGTAGGCATGAATTAGAACGATTGTACGAAGTGAAACATCTCACTGTTCCTGGTATTGATGATACTGGTGCAAGTGGAAGCGGAACATTCGTCAACAGGTCGGAGAATCTAGCGGTTGCTTATGCAAGCGATCCGATGGTTTTAAGACTGGAAAACTTTCAAACAGCAATTTCCAATCTACTTGATGCACTTGAACCTGATGATAAAAAAATCTTTCATTTGAGATGGGGAGAACATACTAGATACGATTGGATTCAAGTTTGGCATATTATGGAGAATGGTGACACTGGGTATCTATACAGGCACAGTAAGCAGATTTACAGAAGACGTGAAGTAATTCTTGATACACTTGCAAAGTTATTGTTCATGTAACTTGTCAAAAAAAAGTATAGCATTGACAAAAAGAAAATGATAGATTGATACTATCCAAAGCACTGAGAAAATCTTAGTGCTTTATTTTTTTTGAAAGGAGCAAAACTATGAATATTGTTGAACCGTTACGAGATAAGGATGATATCCAAGCCATGAAGGATTATCTATCATCTTGGAATGAAAAGTATTACATGTTATTTCTTTTGGGAATCAATACAGGTTTTCGCGTTGGGGATATTCTCAAACTAAAGGTTAAAGATGTTCAAGGTTGGCACATTAAAGTTAGGGAACAGAAAACAGGGAAATACAAGAGCATTAAAATGACAAGGCCACTCAAGAATGAATTAAGGGCATTTGTCAAAGATAAAGAATTACATGAGTATCTATTCCAGAGTCGTGTTGGAAAGAATAAGGCGCTCAGCTATAAGACGGTATACTGGTTTCTTAAAAGAGCTGCTGAAGACTTAGGCATTGATAATGTCGGCACTCACACTATGCGGAAAACATTCGGCTATCATTACTACAAGAAATACAAGAACGTTGCAGACTTGATGTCACTATTCAATCATTCAAGTCCAGCAGTCACACTAATTTATATTTGTGTGAGGCAAGATGAACTTGATACTAAGATGAGTAATTTTAGCCTCTAATATTTTTTTGATTTTTTCAACTATCCATAACGAGGAATTTTCTAGTTTATATTTTGAAGAGGGCCTGAAGCATTGTTCGTGCTAGTTTTTGAGTGTGAAACAAAATTGGATAAAATATAAGATATAACTAATTCAACAGAGATATTTTACATAAATTCAAAACTCAAAAATAAATCTTGTCAAAAAAAGATATAGAATTGACAAAATGAATCTGATATATTTGTATCATGTGAAAATCCAGAAGTTAAAGGAGTGGTGTAGGCGATGGCTTATTTTAAAAATCCTAAACACTCAGACTGGTTCAGAGCTTGGCAGATTAGGTTCTATAACTCGAAACCTTGGAGAACTCTGAGAAATAGAATAAGAAAAACAAAGCGTATGCGCTGCGATATGTGTGGACGTTTAATTCATAGCAAGAGCATTGTCGACCATATCATAGAGATCGATGAAACTAATTATCAAGATGAGTCTATTACTCTCAACGAAGATAATCTGCAATTACTTTGTCTCGAGTGTCATAATACAAAAACATTTCAAAGTAAAATAAATTTAAATTTAGAAAATCGGAATATTAATTTATTTTGATTTTTTTATTTTTGATTTTTGATTTTTGTTTTTTATCAGATCCCCCCTATTTAAAATTTTCACACACCCAAAATAATAACGGTGTCAATCCTCTTATATACCTCTCCCCCAAAAATGACGAAAATTGATACAAGAAAGGAGCATGATTTTGAAAATCAATGAAGTTTTAGAAAAGCTAGGAATAAGTCGTGCTACCCTTACCAGGTATCGAAAAAAGCTAGGCATATTTGAAGAAACTCGGTCGAATATCACAAAAAGTCAGTTCAAAGAGTTAGAAAAACTTGCAAATCAACGTCAAAAGTACACAAGAGAGGAGCGTGTCGAGCTATCTCGTAAGACTTTTAAACTGATTCCAAAAGAAAAAATGCTTGAAATCAGTGATAATGATTCAGTCGGTTTGAAAAATCTTAAAAATCAATACAATCATAATCAAAAAGTTATTGAAAACTTCCAACTGGAAATCAATAAAGTCATTAATGGCGGTGAGTTACCTGATAAGTATCTACTTGATGGAATGGAAAAGTATCAAAAGCTAAACATGCAGATTATGTCAACGATTGAAAAGCAAAGTCCACAGGGTGACAGCCTCAAAGAAATGATTCAAGAGAAGTTAGCTCGATATGGTTGAGATGAGATATTTTGATAAATATGCTCAGCTGGTCTACTCAGGGAAGATTCGTGTTTGTGAACTTACGATGAAGTCGATTAAACGAGTAGAGAGGTACAAGGAGCAATACATCTTCAAACAAGAAGAAGCTGACAAACGGATTGAGTTCATTGAGGAAGAGTGCAGCAACACTAAAGGTCTTGCTGGAAAGTTACGTTTGGCTTTGCCTCAGAAGGTCTGGCTAGAAACAACGTGGGGTTTTTATCATACAGTTGAAGTTACAAAAACAGATCCCGATACACTTGAAGAATATAAAGATTTTGAAGAAAGGCGTCTCATTCATGAGGTGCCTATTATTGTACCTCGTGGTACAGGAAAAACCACCCTTGGTTCTGCCATTGGTGAGGTTGGTCAGATCATTGACGGTGAGTGGGGTGCTGATATTCAGCTTCTAGCTTACAGTCGTGAACAAGCTGGATATCTGTTTAATGCTTCTAGAGCTATGCTGTCGAACGAAGAGAGCTTGCTACACTATATGCGTGAGGCTGACATACTACGGTCAACTAAACAAGGTATCTTGTACGAGACAACTAATAGTCTTATGTCAATCAAGACTTCTGACTATGAAAGCCTTGATGGTACTAATGCTCACTACAATATTTTTGATGAAGTGCACACTTATGATGATGACTTCATCAAGGTTGTGAATGATGGTTCGAGTCGTAAGCGAAAAAATTGGATAACATGGTACATCTCCACCAATGGGACGAAACGGGACAAGCTTTTTGATAAGTATTACAACATCTGGGTAGATATTCTTGATGAAAAGATTATCAATGATTCGGTCATGCCTTGGATTTATCAGCTGGATGATGTTTCTGAAATTCACAATCCAGATATGTGGCAGAAAGCTATGCCTTTACTCGGTATAACGACTGAGAAGGAGACGATTGCCAAGGATATTGAAATGAGCAAGAATGATCCAGCACAACAGGCTGAGCTAATGGCTAAAACATTTAATCTCCCTGTTAATAACTATCTTGCTTACTTCAGTAATGAAGAATGTAAGGGTTGGTCAGATAAGTTTGATAAGAGTTTGTTTGTCGGAAATGAGGAGAGGAGTGCTCGCTGTGTGCTTGGTGTTGACTTGTCTGATGTCAATGATATTTGTTCGGTCTCATTTATGGTCGTGCGTGGCGAAGAGCGTCAGTATTTGAACAAGAAATTCATGCCACGTCATACGATTGAAGGACTTCCAAAAGAACTGAGGGACAAATACGCTGAGTGGGAGCTTAGTGGACAGCTTCATGTTCATGAGTTGGACTACAATGACCAAGCCTATATCTTTGAGGAGTTAAGGCAGTTTATGAGCGAGAATAGAATCTTACCAGTTGCAGTCGGATATGACCGCTGGAATGTAAAAGAGCTTATCCGCTTAATTAATGCCTACTACGGAGATATATGTCACGACATTCCACAAACGGTCAAGAGCTTATCCAATCCTTTAAAAGTGTATAAAGAAAAAGCTAAGATGGGGAAAATCATCTTTGACGATCCTGTGGCAACTTGGAACCATGCAAATGTTCGTGTCAAGATCGATGCGAATAACAATGTATTTCCAAATAAAGAAAAAGCAAAAGAAAAGATTGACGTATTTGCTAGTCAGTTAGATGCTTTTATCTGCTACGAAAATTTCAAGGAAGACTTGAGTTATTATTTTGATTGAGGTGAAGAATGAATAAATATATAAATAATTTAAGAGAGGTCTTTGCTAGGATTTTCAGACCAAGTAATAGAAAATCCACAAGGACTTATTTACAAAGAAATTTGAATTATTGGAGAAGAAATTCGATTTACTTAGATAATATCTACAATAAGATTTCAACAGATACTGCACAAGTTCGATTTAAGCATGTGAGAATCACTCGAAATCCGACAGGAGTTGATAAGATGGAGTGGTTTGAAAATAGTGATCTTGCAAATGTTTTATCTTTTTCTCCAAATCCTCTTGAAATACCAGTTGTGTTTTGGGCAAATGTAACAAGAGCTATGCTGAAAGATGGTGTTGCGGTCGTTGTTCCACGTTGGGAAAATGGTCGACTGATTGAAATTTGGCTTGCAAAGAAGACAATATCATGGACTGCAGAGAGAGTTGAAATTATGATTGATGATGTAGAGATTGAGCTACCTCTTAGCGATGTCTGGGTTTTTGAGAATCCGAAATTAAACGTGACAAGTCAACTAAACCAAATCACAGAATTAATTGATATCAACCTTAATGCGTTAACCGAGAAGTTAGGCAGAGGGAATTCAAAGTTGAGAGGATTCTTAAAACTACCAACTAAAGCTGCAGATGAACATTTGAAGAAACAAGCTCAGAGTCGAGTTGATAGCATGATGCAACTTGCTGCAAATGGAGGCATTGCCTATCTCGAGCAAGGTGAAGAGTTTATGGAACTAAACAAAGAATACTCAACCGCTTCTAAAGAAGAAATGGAGTTTCTGAAATCTCAACTTTATCATGCTCACGGGATTAATGAAAAATTGTTCACTTGTGACTACACAGAAGAACAATATAGAGCTTACTATTCTAGCGTCATGAAATTATATCAACGTGTATTCTCTGAAGAAATTAATAGAAAATATTTCACGAAGACGGCAAGGACACAAGGAAACAAGCTCTTGGTCTTCTTCGATATGGCTGACATGATTTCATTCAAGGATCTCGTTGAAGGTGGATTTAAATCTAAATACGCAGGTTTGATGAATTCAAATGAATTCCGTGAAACCTATCTAGGACTTCCAGGATATGAAGGTGGAGAAGTATTCGAAACTAATCTAAATGCAGTCCGTATCGAACCGAGCGAAGGTAATTAAAAATAGGGTGGGCGGTTGGCAGAAATTTTAAGAAAGGAGGTAGGCTATGGAAAAGTTAAAAACCTTTGTCGTCAAGTCAGTTGAGGAAGAGTCAGCTGACTTTCATTTTGAGGCTTATGCCTCCACTTATGGCAATACCGACAGAGACGGCGATGTGATGGCCAAGGGGTGTTTTGATAATACCCTGAAAACTAAGGCCGTCGTCCCTATGTGCTTAAATCACGACCGCAATCGTGTCATCGGTAAGCATGAGCTGTCGGTAGATGAAAAAGGTCTGCGAACACGGTCAACATTCAATCTGAGTGATCCAGAAGCTAAGAAAACCTATGACCTCATGAAGATGGGGGCATTGGATAGTCTGAGCATTGGATTTTTTATTAATGATTATGAGCCAGTTGACGCTAAGCAACCTTACGGTGGATGGATTTTTAAAGAAGTTGAAATCTTTGAAATATCTGTCGTGACCGTGCCAGCCAATCCTCAAGCAACCGTTGATAATATTAAGGGATTTGATATGTCTGTGGTTGACAAGCGAATCGCTCAGGCGAACATGAAGCAAGATATCATGAGTAAACTTGCAACGATTTAAAAAAGGAGAAAAAAATGAAAACACTAGTCGAATTGATGGAAGAACGACAAAAACATGCAGATGAGTTATCTGAGGTCAAATTAAAAAAAGCTTCAATTGAAGAGAAATTGAAGTCAGCAACTATTGGAGAAGAAGAACTTGCACAGTTGAAATCAGATGCAGAAGAATTGGCATCCAAAGCAAAGGAACTCAAGAACACAATTTCTAAGTTAGATGTTGAAATTGAAGAAAAAGAAGACAATCTCAATAAAGCTGCTAAATCTATCAAGGAAGTACAGAAAGGCAAGACACAAATGGAATACTTAAAAACAAAAGAAGCTGCACTTGATTTCGCTCGAATCCTCATGGATAACGAAGGAAGCTCAAACAGTGCCCGAAAAGCGTGGGAAGCAAATCTGGTTGAAAAAGGTGTAACTGATGTTGACAAAATCTTACCTGAACCAGTATTGATTGCAATCCAAAATGCATTTAATGATTACGACGGTATCCTGAACCATGTAACCAAAGATCCTCGTTATGCAGTACGTATTTCACTTCAAACGCAAAAAGCAAAAGCTAAAGGCCATCAGAATGGCAAAACAAAGAAAGATGAATCTTTTGTATTTATCGATTATACAATCAACTCTGCAGCTGTCTACATCAAGTACAGTTTTGAGTATGCTGACTTGAAGAAGGATACAACAGGTGCTTACTTCAACTATGTGATGAATGAATTAGCCCAAGGCTTTATCCGTGCAGTTGAACGTGCTGTTGTTATCGGCGATGGTAAAAATAGTGATGATGATGACAAAATCACTGAAATTAAATCTATTGCAGAAGAAACACTTGCTCAACTATTTGATACACAAGAAATCAGTGTTGACGGGGAATTTGACAGTACTGTTTTAGAAACCCTCGTCAAAGGGATTGATAAACTTGCTGCAAATACAACTCCAATTTTGGTAACTTCAAAAACCATTGCCCGTAAACTTAAAATGGTTAAGGATGGCGAAAAACGCTACATTGATCCACAACCATTCGCACCAATTTCACAAACAGGAAATGTCATTGCTGGTTACCAAGTATATGTCTATGACTGGATGGAAGATGCGACTAACCCAATTATCGCATTTGCTGACAAGGCTTATAAGATGATTGGTGATGATGTCTCTGCTGATCGCTTTGAAGATTATGATGTAACGATGAATCGCCGTCATATCGAACTTGCTAGCGTGCTTGGTGGCCGACTTGGTCAGTACAAATCAGCTGTGAAATTCACAAAAGGTTGATTTTAAATAGAAAGGGGAGTCTAAAATGACAATCCTTAATCAAATTAAAGAAATGGTTGAAGTTGATGTCGAAGAAGAAATCTTTGACACTCAACTTTTAAGCTACATAAATAGTGGGATTTCATATCTAACGAGAAACAACATTCCTATCACTCGCATTGATAAAGAAAGCGAATTGACAGAATGGGATGAGATTGAAGAGGATGATAAAGAAACAATTTTAGATTGGTTACATTTGAGATGTGTTCAGAGATTTGATAAATCCTTGATGACAGGAAACTCAACAACAATGAGCTGGATTGATGAAGAATTGACAAATATTCTCTATCAATTAAAAGCTATTTACGGAGTTTAATCATGAAATCATCTAGAGTATCAATCATCCTTTGTTACGATAAGCGTACAGAGGTCGAAAAAGGTGTTTTTGAAAAACAAGTTGTAGAAAAGAAAGTCAAAGCTGAAAAAGAGAAAATCTACCAACGTAGGCTTGATAAAGCTTTGGCAGATGGTCAAGTTTTGACAGCAAGATTTCGGATACGTTCTAACTATGTGACAGATTCCTTAGACTACGTGAAGTACAAAGGGAAAGAGTACAAGGTAAATGTTGGAACTGAATCTGATGATGGCCACTACACGATAATTGAATTAGGAGAATTGAAATAATGGCTAAGAAGTTCTTCACCAGGCAAGAAATTCAAGAAATCCTAGAAAAAAACACTTTAAAATCAAAAGTGTTCTATATGGAACGTGAGGAAAAGTCCTCTCCTGACAACGTTATTCTTTACTATCGTTTAACTCCGGGTAGTAGTATTACTGCTGATGACACAGTACACATGAGAAAAGTGACTATTCAAATCAGTCACTATCACAAGAAGAAACTAGACAGCATTGAGGAATTGATGTTGTCTAATTTTATGTGTGAACCTAGTCAGTTGAATCTAAAACAGCCTGATACAGATTACTTACTTACAACCTACAGAATCGAGGTATTCACAAGTGGGAAGTGGTAGCGTTAATGTGAAAACATTAAAAATCGATATACAGAATCAAGTTTTAGAAATCATAGAAAAAGCAGGAAAAAGCACCGCTGGAGATATTAGAGACGGAAGTCCTAGAAGAAACGGAGTATATGAAAAAGGATGGACTCACGAGACCATTGAAGATATCGCTGTAGTATATAACAACGGGAAAGAGAAGTCGCTTGCTCACTTGTTAGAAAATGGCCACGCAACAAAAAATGGTAGATTTGTAGCACCTCAAGAACACATCAGACCAGCTTATCTCAAAAATAAAGAAATCTTTCTCAATAATATGAAATCAATAAAAATCAGACCAAATTAAGGAAGGAGTCACAATGACTTATAAATATGACACACGAGAGATTACTCATGGTAATGCCATGGGATTCTTTGCTAAGATTTCAAAAACAGAATCTGGCGCACTCGATCTAAAAACACCATTCCCATTTACAGGCTTGCGAAAAACATCTTTTGAAACTTCACAAGAATCAAAGGCATACTACGCAGACAATGTGGAACACGTTCGTCTTCAAGGTAAGAAATCAACTGAGGGATCCATCACGACTTATCAAATTCCTAAACAGTTCATGATTGATCACTTGGGGAAAAAGCTGACAACTTCAACTCCTCCAGCGCTCATCGATACTGGTGTGAATGCGAATTTCATTTGGGGATATGCTGAAACGGTTACAGATGAGTTTGGTTCTGAGGTTGAGGAGTTCCACATCTGGACCAATGTAAAAGCATCAGCTCCAAAAGGCAGCACTACAACAGATGAAAGTTCTGCTACACCAAAAGAAATCGAAATTCCATGTACTGCGTCACCTAACAATTTCATTCTAGATTCAGATAAAAAACCTGTTTCAGAAATTGTATGGCGTGATACAGACAAGGGTGTTGTCCGTGCTAAATTTGATAAATTGTTCGCTTCGAGTACCCCAACGAAATTGATTGATTTTATCAATGAAGCTTTAGGAACAACAGCCATCGTGCCAGGAGGCTAAAATGATTAAAAAAGAACTATCATTCACAGCGTTTGATAGTTATGGTGAAGAAAGAGAGCACACTGAAACAGTGCGCTTTCTTTACTCTTTACCAGCTATCAAGATGTATGAACAGCGAACAGGTCGCAACTTCTTTGATGACAACCAAAAAGCACTCACAGCTTACACACAGCTTGCCCTTGCAACTGGTATAAATGGTAGCTTATCTGATTTAACTGATGAAGAAAAGGTCAAACTAATGCCATTACTTATGGAGCCAGATTTCATGAACTTCCTAACTGAAGTCATCCCTTGTCTGTACGGTGAGGTTGAGAATGGTCGCTTGGTACAGAATGAGCTGACTGCTGAAACAGCCTCTCTTGCTCCTTGGTTTGGGGATTTGATCGATATTGGTTTTTTCTCAGACCTCTTTTATGAATTTAACCGAAGTAGAGCAAAGGTTCCTCAAGATAGAAAAAAGCCTCAACAGAAGTCATAACTTCTGAAAAAATTTATAAGGTTGTTTTTGAAAATCGGATGGATGTTTTTTGGGCAGAAAGTCAACACTTTAATTATCTGATGGGGACACTACATCAGATGAGTATCAATGAAAATGAGAAGAAAACTTTATCAAACGCAGAATTACTAAATGTAATGTCTGACTAAAACTGAAAGGAGGAAATCTATGGCTGAAACATTTGAAGGCTTATATGTCAAATTTGGTGCCAATACTGTTGAATTTGACAAATCTGTAAAAGGTATCAATAATGCTTTATCTAGTTTGAAAAAAGATTTCAACAACATCAATAAACAATTGAAGATGGATCCAGACAATGTTGACTTGCTGAATCGTAAGTTGCTCAACTTACAGGAACAAGCTCGTGTTGGTGCTATGAAAATTGCTGAACTCAAAAAGCAACAAAAGGCACTGGGAGAATCCGAAGTTGGGTCAGCACAGTGGAATAAGCTTCAACTTGAAATTTCTAAAGTTGAATCACAGATGAAGGTTGTTGACCAGGCAATGAATTCAACCAAAAAACATATCGAAGATGTAGGAAATCCAAAGTCTATTTTAAATCTCAACAAAGAAATCAACAATGTTGCAAAAGAACTTGATATCGTCAACCAGAAGCTTGAATTAGATCCTAAAAATGTAGAATTGTCCGAAGAAAAAATGAAGTTATTAGGTAAACAATCTTCATTAGCCAAGGATAAGGTCCAGGAGTTGAAACGGAAACAAGAGGAATTAGGAAAGGAAAAAATCGGAACAGAGGAATGGCGACAACTTCAAAATGAAATTGGGCAAGCAGAAGTTGAGGTGTTAAAGATAGATAAAGCCATGGGGAATCTAGGGGATTCGAGCCGTTCAGCAACAGGAAACATCAAGGAAGCTACAGGATACTTAAAAGCCGATGTAATGATGAACGTTGCTGAAAAGGCAGGACAACTAGGTCAAAAAATGGTTGATGCTGGTAGAAAAACAGTAGATGCATGGTCTGAAATCGACGAAGCGATGGATACTGTTACGACGAAGACTGGACTTACTGGCGAAGCCTTGTTAGGACTTCAGGAAATTGCAAAAGGAATCGCTACATCATTACCATCGGCTACATTTCAAGAATCTGCTGACGCAGTTGGTGAGTTAAATACACAATTTGGACTTACTGGTGATACTTTGCAATCTGCAGCAGAGTACCTATTGAAATATTCGAAAATAACTGGAGAAGATATTTCAAATTCAGCAATAAATGCCAAGAAAGCAATTGATGCTTACGGTTTATCTAATGAGGATCTAGCGAGAGTATTGGACTCAGTAACAAAAGTCGGCCAGGATACTGGTCAATCTTATGACTCCATCTTTCAAAAAGCAATTGATGGAGCTCCTCAGATTAAGATGCTAGGATTATCTTTTGAAGAGGGGGCGACATTAATTGGTAGATTTGAAAAAAGTGGGATTGACTCTTCTGCTGCTTTATCTTCTCTTTCAAAAGCTGCAGTAAACTATGCCAAAGACGGGAAGTCCTTGACGGATGGATTGAACGAGACTGTCAATGCAATACAGAATTCAACTAGTGAAACAAAAGCTTTGAGTATTGCTTCGGAAGTTTTTGGGAGCAAGGCTGCACCACGTATGGTAGATGCTATCAAACGGGGGGCGTTTAGTTTTAATGATTTAGCTGAAGCAGCTAAATCCTCATCAGGAACTGTAGCAACAACATTTGATGAAACAATAGATCCTATTGATAAACTAACAACCTATTCCAACAAAGCGAAAGAAGGACTTGCTGAGGTAGGTGGCAAATTACTTGAGACTGTTATACCAGCTTTAGAACCTTTGATGGGCATACTTGAATCTGCTGTCAATTGGTTTACCAGCTTAAATGAAACTGATCAACAGACTATCGTGATTCTTGGCCTCGTTACAACTGCTGTAATGCTACTGCTTGGTGCAATAGCACCGCTAGTTATTGCTATAGGGGCAATAGGTGCGCCTGTTGGAATTGTCGTAGCAGCAATAGTTGCTGCTATTGCCGTTATTACACTCATCATTCAGGCCATCATGAACTGGGGGGCTATATCCGAATGGCTTCAGTCGACGTGGGATGCTTGCGCCGCTTGGCTTTCTGAATTGTGGACTAATATTGTCACGACTGCTACTACAGCGTGGTCAAATTTCACTGCTTGGCTTTCTGAAATTTGGTCTTCAGTAGTCTCAACTGGACAGTCTTTGTGGTCTAGCTTTACTAGCGCCCTGTCCAATATTTTCTCAAGTTTGATTTCAGGGGCTCAGTCTCTGTGGTCGAGTTTTACTTCTACCCTTTCCAATTTATGGTCTGACCTGGTCTCAACTGGGTCAAATTTGTTTAATAATTTGAGTAGCACGATTTCAGGAATTTTTAATGGTATCTTATCCACTGCTAGTAGTATTTGGAACTCTATCCAATCAACTATTTCCAACGCTATTGATGGTGCTAAAAATGCGGTAGGTAGTGCAATTGAAGCTATTAAGGGATTCTTTAACTTTGAATTTAGATGGCCTCATATCCCTCTACCACACTTTAGTATTACAGGTTCTATCAATCCACTTGACTGGCCGAGTCAGGGGTTGCCAAGTATTGACGTAGATTGGTTTGCCAAGGGTGGTATCTTGACCAAGCCGACTTTATTTGGAATGAATGGAAATAGAGCAATGGTTGGTGGAGAAGCTGGTGCAGAAGCAATCCTTCCGCTCAATAAGTCAACTCTTGGTGCCATTGGACAAAGTATTGCTAATACGATGAACACATCGAATAGCATCAATGTCAACTTTTCAGGAGTGACCATCCGAGAAGAAGCGGATTTGAATAGACTAGCTGACGTAGTCGGAACACGTATTGCTGAAGAACTACAAAGAAAAACTAATTTGAGAGGAGGTTTCGCATGACAAAAATTAATGAGTTAACCATCGACGGAGTGAAAACATCATCATTTAAATGTGAGATTCTGGTTGAAACACGACCACAAGTCATCGTATCCTCCTCAAAAACTAGTCTTTTAGAACATGATGGGATCAGTGGTGCAATTGTTCAATCAAATAGGCATCGTAGGTTGATTGAAAAAAGCTACCACATCAGCTTGATTAACCCAACGGATGAAGACTTATACCGCTTTTCTTCTCTGTTAAATCGTGAAAAATTTTGGTTGGAGAATGAACAAGAGCCAAGCGTGAAATATTGGTGCTATAAAGTGGATGATTTCAAAATTATTAAAGATGATTTTGGTGCATGGACGGTGGATGTAAAATTCACATGTCACCCTACCAAATACTTTAAAGGCTCCGATACACAGAGATTGACAAGAAGTGGAACTTTAACCGTGCAAGGTTCTGCTCTTGCTTTTCCTAAAATCACAATCATTGGCCAGAGCGCCGCTGAGACTTCGTTTACAATTGCTGGTCAGGTCATTCGTCTTGAAAGGTTTGCTGAGTCGCTTGTGATGGTCAACAATCCTGATAATCCTAGTTTTAAGACAACAACAGGAAAACCAGTGAAATGGTCCGGGGATTTTATCACAGTTGATCCAGCGAAAGTGCAGAATGTTGGTGTTGTTTTAGGTCCAGGTATTCAAACGCTTGAAATCGAGACGGTTTGGGGGTGGGCGTAATGTTATATTTGCTTGAAAGTGATACTCGTAACGTTAAATGGAACGGTATTCCACTGCATGAAGCGACTTCAGCAATCATAAAAGAGCAAATGAACGGTGATTTTATCCTTACTGTTCGCTACCCTATCACGGACTCTGAGATTTATCAGCTTTTCCGTGAAGATATGTTGATTAAAGCACCAGCGCCTGTGATTGGTCCGCAGTTGTTCCGCATCAAGAAGCCAGTAGAGAATGATGATTATTTAGAAATCACTGCTTACCACATCACTGATGATGTCATGCAGCGGTCTATCAATCCTCTGTCTGTCAACAAGCAGAGTTGTTGGCAGGCTCTTTCTCAATTGGTACAAGTTGCTAAGTCTCCTATCAATGATTTTTCATTTACCAGTGATATCACAGACAGGAGAACCATCAACACAAAAGAAGTTGAAACACTCTACAGCGTGTTAATGGATGGCGCTCACTCAATTGTGGGAACATGGGAAGGAGAGATGGTTCGGGACAATTTCGCTATCTCAATTAAGCGAAATCGAGGAGAGGACAGAGGTGTTATCATCTCTACTCACAAAAACCTTAAATCCTATCAACGAACCAAAAACTCACAAAATGTTGTTACTCGGATCCATGCTAAGTCTACATTTAAGGCCGAGGGAGCCAAGGAAGACACAACAATTGCCATAACGGTTGATAGTCCGTTGATTGGTGCTTACCCTTACATCAACGAAAGAAGTTATACGAATAACAACATTCATACTGTTGAGGAGTTGACAAAGTGGGCTAGTGCTAAATTCACTAACGAACACATAGATAAGGCTACAGATGCCATTAAGATTGAAGCTTATGAACTTGATGGGCAAACTGTCCATATGGGCGATACAGTTAACCTGAAAAGTTATAAGCACAATGTGGACGTTTATAAGAAAGCCATTGCCTACGAGTACGACTGTTTAGCAAACAATGGACAAGGTGCCTATCTAACCATTACCTTTGATGACAAAGTAAAATCAGGGGGAAATAGTGGTGGAGTGTCAGCAGTAGCAAACGCAATCTTGGACAAGCAAGAAACAAAATTTGACATCATGCTGGAACGTGCGATCGCCAACGCTGACCGTGCATTTGATGCTGAATTTGCCAAACGCGAGAAAACTATCACGGATGCCATCGAGCAGTATAAGGCTAAGGCCGAAGAATTTGGCGCTAAAATCCATGAGGAAATGGAGAAAGAGCGTCCTGAGTTCGTGAAGCGGATTCGTGAAGAGTTGATGAGTGGCGCTGACTCAATCGCTGAACTAAGCAAGAAATTGGAACAGGTTAGTGAGACTGCAAGAGTCAACGCTAGCTTGATTGGTGGGGACGGAAATACCCAGTACAATAAGAACCGTCTCAATGGTGGCACGGCCAAGAAAATTAGTTATGGAACGGATTTCGTGGAGGTCGGTCACAACGGAGAGGGCTTTGAACTTGGTAAGAAATATGTTATCAGCTGGTCAGCAACCTGCACGCCTTACGGTAAAACTGATGTGACTGTTGTAGTCAATAAGAATCCGTTTTATGGTGGCCACGTTCATCTTGCGCCTGCTAATACGGTCATGCCAGCGATTGATAAAGACCTGACCCAGAAAGAGGAGCAGGTCTTAGCAGTTTACTACGGTGCCTATCGTCTGACCTTCTCAGGCGACTGGTATCAGAACGTAGAGCAGTCTGTGACGATTGACAATCAGACAAGACAGATTGAACTAGCGCCAGTCTATAAGACGGTAGCTGACGGACAAAATTCAAGATATGACGGAAGTTGGAACGAGAGTCCAACTTTTATTTTTGATGGAGGAAGAACATGACAGAGACAATCCCAGTAAGGGTTCAACATAAGCGCATGTCAGCACGAGACTGGGCAAGTAGCAATCTGGTATTGCTTGATGGCGAGTTAGGCATTGAGAGTGATACAGGGAAGGTCAAGGTCGGAAATGGCCGTGACCGATTTTCAGCCTTGCAGTACCTAACCGGGCCGAAAGGTGACCGTGGAGAACGTGGCGAAACAGGACCACGAGGAGCGGACGGTGTTATGCGGTTCGAGAACCTGACAACCCAACAAAGAGAGGGGCTGAAAGGCGCACAAGGCCCACAGGGTGCTAGAGGTCCAGCAGGACCGATAGGACCAGCGGGTCCAGCAGGCGCAGTAGGACCGAGAGGCCCAGAAGGTCAACGAGGACCCCAAGGAAATGTAGGCCCAGCAGGCGCTAGAGGAGCCACAGGAGAACGTGGCCCAGCAGGAGCGCCCGGCCAAAACATCATCAATCAAAACGGTGGGCAACCTATGAAATATTGGGCTGGAACAAGGTCTCAATATGACGCAATTTCTAACAAAGATGCTAATACCATCTACGATATTTATCGTTAACAGGAGGTAATATGGCACGAGAAGGAATTTACGTGGGCTCTAAAGAAATTATTCAGCGTTATGTCGGGACAAGGTTGGTTTGGGAAAAAGTCACAATCCAGTTTGACGAAGTTTTAAGATTTACTTCAAACCGCTACGGTTCATTTTGGCGCTTTGGCTCTACAGAACGAGCCTTTATTGATTTGGGTATATCCGAACGTCGTCCGTATGGGTTAGAAGGTATAGAGAATTGTAACGTGTTGAAACTTCAAAATTCTAATAAGACATTTGAAGTCAGGGTGGTGATAAATCAGCAAGATACTGGTTCATATGCAAACTACCGAAAACAATACAATTACCAACTGTTTGTTATTTTCAAAAATACGGACGAGGTGCAGGATTTCTTATCCAACAAGTACAATGAGACCTATATTTTCGGCAGAAAAAGAGGAGGCTAACACATGGATATTACGATTCAAAACGTCCGTTCGCCTGCTCTTGAGTATAACGGACGGTATTACAAGGTATTTCAACCACGGACACGAGATGAACTGCTGAAATTACACCACATGGGGTGTGTGGGCGACACGGTGCTGACAGATATCCAACTGGAGCAAGGGGATTTTCCTACAAGTTTCGTGGAGCCTACTGTCACACAACGTACCCTGTCAGGTCTCTTCAAGGATATGCGTTCTATCGAACTGGAATTAAGAGACCCAAACAGTACTCTCTGGGGCAAAATCCAGCAGAACAACCAAGGGGCGCTGACCCAGTTCTTTGACAAGAATATCAAGAGTGCTATTGTTCAGACTGCTAAAGAAATCAGGCAGGAAGTGCGAGATGCTGCTAACAGTGCTAGAGTACAAGTTACGCCTGAAGGTGTGACCATTGGCTCTACTACTCTAACGGGAGAGCAGTTAGCTTCTACCATTTCGACCAGTCCGAAAGGCGTTGACATCATTGCTCCAAAGGTCAGAGTGAAATCTGACATGATTGTTGACGGTGCGGTCACTGCTGGGAAGTTAGCAGCTGGCTCTGTGACTGCCGACCATATTCAAGCAGGTGCCATCACAGGCGATAAAATCAGCGTAGATGATGCCTTAATCAAGAATCTGACCGCTAGAGATGCCTTGATTGACAAGTTGACATCTAAGGAAATTTTTGCAACTAAGATTGAATCTGTCGTGTCTAGTTCGACATTCCTTGAAGCCTATCAAGGTAAAATCGGTGGCTTCACGCTTGGACAATTCGACCAAGGAGGTGGACACTGGATTTCTGGAGTTAACAAATTCGCAGTTGGCATGGGAAACGGTGAAGGCTATGGCGAGACTCGGACAGCCTTTTGGGCAAATTGGGGAAACAATTGGAGTAAAGCAGGACCTAGAGCGTGGAACGTCAATACTGACGGGAAAATGTACTGTAGGAATGATGTCCATTTCTATGCAGAAACCAATTTCACAGGCGAGAGTACCACGAATTTCTATGGCTCAGTAAAATTCACTCAGTCACCCGTATTCGCTGGAAACATCAACATGGGGAATAGTAACATTTTCGGTAATGGCTATAACCCGGCTGGAGGTGTCAATAAGGTTGTTTGGTGGAGTGAACTTGAATCAGTCGCTTTCCGGAAACATACAGATATAGATGCAATCAAGAAACGCTTGAACAGAATTGAAAGCCATCTAGGAATTAGCAGTAGTTAGAATTGGAGAACATACATGGATAATCACACAATCGACAAGCTAGTCGCTGAGTTGCTCGCTAACCGCTTGAGAGAAGGTGAATTGAATAGTGCGCATTTAGAAGCTCACTATACGCTGGCTTTGGCAGAATTGCAGGCCTTTAAGGCGGTGATGGAATATGAACCAGCACTTAAAGAATTATTTGAAGAAACACTAGCAAAAATGAAAGGAATTAACTAATGAATTACAAATTAACAGGAAGCCCTACTCTAAAAGGGGAAAAAAACGTCACAATCGTAACGATTGAGAAAGAAGAACCTGGACGATACAGCTATGAGCGTGTTGAACTGCCAGGCAACCGCACGCATGATAATGAAGAGGTGCTGATTCAAGCCGTTTTAGATTTTATTCGAACGGAACTTGACCCGACAAATGCCATTGTGCAAGCACAAGCGAAATTAGAGCAGACTTTGGCTAAATTGGAACAGGCTGAGCAGAAAGTAGCTCAAGCTCAAGCAAATCTTGAACAAACTCAAGAAAAATTGACGCAAGCAGAAGCGAAGCAAAATGACCTTGAAGCACTTGCGAACCGCATTACTAAGGTGGTACGAGTGATGGCTCAAGATTCAATTATGGGTGAAAAAGTCTCTTATGGCACGACCTATAAAGAAATGGTTGAACTCTTCCCTCTCGCTGAAGTCGGTAAAGTTTACGAACCTGGTGCAATTTTTGCGGTGGAAGACCCAAGCCACGCTGAAATCAATGGAGAAGGTAAACGCATCCTGATTCAAACGAATCAGTCGTTTACTTATCAAGGTGAAACCCTTGCTCAACTTGAAGGAACACCTTACCAGAATGGTGTACTAGCGACTTGGAAGTTTAATGCACCGAAAGCTCCAAATGAACCTACGACCGTTGTTCCAACAGCTACCGTAACACCTACAGCAGCAGAACCTTCGACTACAACAGTTGCATCTAACCAATAATGGAGGTGACTATGGCAGAATTTGAACGTTTAATTGTACAAATTTTCCTCTCTTTGATTCCTGTTGTCGGTCTTTATTTCTCAATGAAAGACAGAGCGACCAAACAAGAGAATCGTCTTACGGTTTTAGAGAAAGACATCGAGAACCTGCACGAATTTAAGATGTCTGCCAATAAACGACTAGATAACCATGATGAACAAAACAAGGCTATCTTAGTCCTTGCGGAACAGGTTAAATCGCTAGGTGAAGACGTCAGAGAATTAAAAACGCTGATTCAAAGCAAAACTTAAGAAAGGGGCAAAGAATGGCTTATGTTCGTAATTCAACGAATCTCAAACAAGTTGACGGTGGATTTTTAGTCAAGCAAGGCGATGTGGCTTCCACATTTGCCTTTTCTTTGCTCGACGAAAATCATAAGCCGATTTCACAGCTTGAAGGACAAGAAGCATCTATCACGTTGACGAGAGGCAAGGAGCAATTACGCAAAACGGCAGTCGTGACAAATGGTGCAGTTACTTTTAATCTAGGTATGATTTTACCTGCTGGCTTATATCAAATCGAGGTATCAGTGGGGGGATATACATTCCCAAGCGACGACTCGACTCAAATTAGAATCACAAAATCGGATAAGAATCTGGTTACAGAGGAAATCCATGCTCTTAAGGAGCTGGATATCGCTGAAGAAATTAAAAAGCAGCTTGCAGGTAAGTCTGTAGGTAGTGATGGTACAGTAAGTCAGGAATTTCCCGACTTATTGAAGTTTTATAATCTAGGAAAGGTATAAATAAATTATGGATACAAGTAAATTAATCGCGTTTGCGGAAGCTTTGGGGGCGGATAACAAGACAATAATGCAGTTACTCGCTACGAAGGTTGACACCACTGCACTAACGCAAGCCATTGAACAAGCTAAAGCGGCAGTGAAAGCTGAGATTTTAGGTGACGGTGTCCCTGAAAATCTCGACACTTTGAAAGAGATTGCTACAATGATCTCAGGTATGAGTGGTGATACTGAAGCAGCAGTCGTGAAAAAACTAGCTGACCTTGGTACACGACTTGACTCTTTTGCCAATGTTGACCTAGTGTCTGCCTATAACACAGCGAAAGCGTAACCATTATGAACAATTTAGAGGAATTTGCTAAAGCGGTCGGCCGTGATGTGAAGGTGCTGAACCAAAAGCCTGAACCAAGGCTGACCTTGACAGGAAATACTCTTGGTATCACAGGAGGCAACAGGGTCACTCTACCGCTACCAGACAACGTAGGGCATGAAATACGTGGCACAGGCTCACCAGAGGGCCATGTCACTGCCGAAATCGGAACGACCTACGTAGATGTCAATGTCACGAACGGAGCCTTAAAATGGATTAAAGAAAAAGGGAACGGTAACACAGGTTGGCGTGTGTTGATTGGCGATACAGGTTGGAGAACCTTGCCATTAATCAATAAAAGAGGTAATGCGAAAGTTCAAGTCAGAAGAATTAACGATGAAATTGTCGTTAAATTTGACGGCCTTTCTTGGGGTTGGTTTGGTGTAGACGACTTGGAAAAACAAGCTGGAAATATTGTTAATAAGACAATAGCAGGTAAGCAGTACACATGGATCAAACTTAATATCGGTCAAGGCAACAATGTATTACCAGAAGGTTTTAGAAGCGCAAGCTCACTGCTTTCTGGCCTGTACGGAGATTTAGGAGACCTTTTAGGAAGTGTCTATGTAGGTGGCACGGCTGATAGTAATGCTATTCAGTTGAGGTATGCCATGGCAAGAAATGAGTTGACCAACACAATGCTATCTCAAATCCGCATTAGTCCAGTCGTCTTCACGACCGACGACCCTTGGCCAACGACGTTTCCGTAAGAAAGGAGAAATATATGATTAACTGGAAATTAAGATTACAAAACAAAATAACACTCATTGCATTGCTTGGGGCAATCTTCTTGATGGCTCAGCAATTTGGGTTGGATATTCCTAAAAATATCCAAGACGGCGTGAATACGTTCGTGTATATCCTTGTCTTGTTGGGCGTGGTAAACGACCCGACTACAAGTGGAATCACTGACAGCAAGCAAGCGCTTGAGTATGAAAATCCGAAGGAGGACTAAGAATGGATATTGATACAAGTAGACTAAGAACTGATCTTCCACAAATTGGGGAACAACCATACAGACAAATTCATGCACATTCAACAGGAAATCCCAATTCAACAGCTCAAAATGAAGCAGACTACCATATGCGTCGTCCTGTTGATTCAGGATTTTTCTCGCACGTTGTCGGCAACGGCCGTGTAATGCAAACCTGGTACACAGATATGGGAGCCTACGACGTGGGAGGTGGCTGGAACGTTGAAGGCTACGGACAAGTAGAATTGATTGAGAGCCATGCTACTAAGGAAGAGTTCATGCGCGATTACAAGCTCTATGTTGAACTACTGCGCAATCTAGCCGATGAAGCAGGGATTCCTAAAACGCTAGATTCTGACAGCCTAGCAGGCATCAAGACACATCAGTATTGTACATACAATCAACCTCGAAATTATTCTGACCACGTTGACCCGTATCCTTATCTTGCTAAATGGGGTATCAGTCGTGAGCAATTTAAGAATGATATTGAAGGTGGTATCTCTACTGAAGCTGGGTGGAAACGCAATGAAACAGGTTGGTGGTGGGAGGAGTCGGATGGCTCTTATCCAACAAAAAGCTGGAAGAAAATCAACAATGAGTGGTTCTATTTTGATGATCGTGGCTATTGCTTAATCAATCGTTGGTTCTTTGATGAAAAAGACTGGTTCTATCTCGATAAACGTGGGGCAATGGTCACAGGCTGGATGTTCCTCAACCATCGCTGGTATTTCTTCAAGTCAGATGGCCGTATGGCCAAAGGCTGGGTTAAATATCGTGAAACCTGGTATTTCATGGAAGAAAAAGACGGGTACATGCTATCTAAACAATTCGTCAAGTCAGGTGATGGCTGGTATTATTTGAAGGCGAACGGTGAACTTCACACAGACCCAGCTTTCAAAACCGAACCAGACGGGCTTATCACTATAGTTGACAAACCAAAAGAAGAAAAATAAAAACAGAAAGACTTTCAAATTAGATTACACCAACCGCAGGCGTTAGCTTGCGGTTTTTTGTTTGCTCTGAAAGTACTTTCTAAAATAAAAAAAGTTTAAATTTCTTTGGTAAAACACTTGACTACTGCATTACAATGCGGTATAATAAATAATGTAAGGAGGTGATACAAATGGACAACATAGACGAGTGGCTAGCAAGAGTCACAGTCGCGATAGGGATTGCAGTAGCAATCTCAAAAGAGAGTCGCTCTTGGTACAAAGTACTAAAAGAGCAAAATAAAAAAGCGAAAATCGCTCCCAAGTTTACCAGACGCCGGAAGAGATAATCGCTAAAGGGTAAGAGAGCGAAAGCTCTCCTTACCTTTATTGTATAAGAAAGTTAGAGAAAAATCAAGATGAAAATTATTTTATTTGTAGCAATTTTAGCGATCGCTATTGCTTGGTATTCAGGAGATAATAAAAAATGAGTAAAGCAGATTTTAACAAAATTCAAAAATTATTAAAGACGGTAACAGCTTATAGAATTTCTAAAGCAACTGGAATTAGTGACACTACAATCAGTAGATGGGTCACAGGCAAAACGCCAATCGGAAAAATGAGTTTAGAAAATGCTATCAAATTAACAAATTATGCCGAGGAACTAGACGTGGAAAATGCAAAACAATCGAGGCAGTCGTAGAAAGCAATCTTTTAGAATTTTAATCAACCAGCTTAAATGCTGGTTTTTTAAAGGTCTACTATTTTCTATTTTGAAAAAAATAAAAACAGTGATTAGTCACTGATTCTTTTGCAAATTATTAAAACCTTCTCAACTATACGGGCAAATATGATTATAAAAATGAATACGAAGATGAATACGATTTAAAAAAACGATAGCAATTAATGGGAATGATTTAAAAGAAAAATAAACAAAAATTTAACTATTGACAAGCAACTGAAAATATTTGCAAACGTTGGTCACTTATACCATAGTTCGTGACAGTTCCAGCTTTTTTTGATAAAATCATACAGTATGCCCTTGGGCACAAAGTATGAACTGGGA